TTTTCACTAAATATTTTACTTATTCCATTTTTTAAATCTGGAATATTATTAAACATCTTAGTTAAAAACATTAATGTAGAAACTTTATCATATAAAGCCATGTATCCGCCATTTTCTTCATAATTTAGCATTCCTTTATTAATAATATCATTTTTATATTTATCAATTTCGATATTCCAATATTCAATAAGTTTGTCAATATTTTTAAAATCTCCAATCATTTCATTTAATGATATTCCAATATCAGATCCTTTAATTGTTGCTTTCTTATGTTTTAAAAGATAATAGAAGAATAGTTTAACTAATGGAGCTGTTGTTCTACATAATACAAAATCACCTGAATTTGCCTCTTCTAAGACGTTTCCTTCACGTACAATACCATCAGGAGCATTTGGCATTGCATTTATACCAGGAACTATTTTTTGAGCTTCATTAACTATATTTTTAGCACACCTAAATGTTGTTGATAATGGTAATATTTTGGTGTTTGGGAATTTTTTGAACCAATTAAAGGAGTTTTCATCAGCTCCAGCGAAATTATAAATTGCCTGGAAAGGATCTCCAACAATAGCAAGCCTTCCAGTAGTTTTTAATGTTTTTCTATCTTTCTTAATAATCTTCTCTACTATCCTTTCTTGACATCTAGAAAAATCCTGTGCTTCATCTATTATTACAAAATCATATTGAAACATCCATATTTTAGGATCAACAGCAGGTTTAAAAACCATATCAACATAATCATATGTTTTATTATCATTCATACATGTTTCTAAAACTGATAATATTCTTTTAATATCTTTAGTTTCATTATATTTAAATTCATACTTATCGCAAATATATTGAACTGATTTAATATCCATTGCTAATGATAATCTGCAAAGATCAACAGCTTTTTTTATTGTATCAGTATATTTACTATGTTCATTAGTATAATTTTTAAGCTCTTCTTCTAATTTCCAGTTATGTTTCTTTTTACTAATAATTTTATCAATTTTAAATTCATCAAATTCAATATCTTTATATTTTCTTTTTAACGAACTTAAGCCCAACCCATAGGTTGTGAAACAATAAACATATTCAGGTAATTTGGTTTTAAGCTCTTCTTGAATATGCTTATTAAATGCTAAGAATATTATTGATTTATCTTTTGGAATATAATCAATTGATTTAACAATAGTTGTAGTTTTTGCGCAACCGGCAAAAGCTTGTATTAATAAATTTTCACTATCATTTTGAATTGAATTAAATATATCTAATTGTTCTTGAGTATGAACAATATTATTTGACTTAGTATTATTATCAGAAACATAATTTATTAATTCCTCATCAGTATTTTTATTAGGCATATTATATATTTTAACAGATTAATTAATTAAACTTAATGTAAGTTCATTTATTATATTTTTAATATTTTCAAAGTTATTATTTTTTTCAATAGTATTTTCATTCATATATAACTTTTTATTTATTTCAATCATTATTGAATCTACATTATATTTGAGTTTATATTGATCTGTCATAATAGAGCCAGAGAATGGATTATTAAATCCAATACTATAGCCTTTCTCAATAAAAAATTCTCTAACATAATTTAATGTTGTATTAAATCTATTAGAAATATTATCATTAAAACCAATGCATATATCAGGTCTATTTAAATCTTTATTAAGATCCATTGATAATGGTATTGAATTAAAACTATGACAATCAATTATTAAGCAATTATTATATTTTTCTAATAACAATTTTATTTTATTATTAAATTCAATATAATAATTATCATATATATTTTTTATTTTATTAAAATCAATTTCACTTTCATTTCTTATTTTATTTCCATTACAAGTATTTTTATATATTACACCATGACCAAATTTTGACATTATTTCTAATTCATCATTCCAATATCTTTCAACATCACAGTAAAATCTACTATAATTATGTATTTGAGATAATATATTTACATTATTTGAAATGTCAAATATTTCATCAATATAATGATCTGTTAATATTTCTATTTCAGATAGTAGTTCAATATCGTTATAATATTCATTATAATCAAGTATAAATTTACTTGAATGTGGAATATTTAATAATATGGAATTATTTTTAAACATGTTGACGATAAATAATATCTGGTTTACCTTCTTTATATCTATTTACAACAGATTTTAATTCATCAGGAAATTCATCAAACGATTTATATTTTTTCAATTCTTCAGCATATATTGATGTTTGTGGATTATATGGGTCTATAGGTTCATATTTCCATCCGGCAGGTGCATAATCATCATTCCATTCGTCATGACTAACAACTTTAAAACCAAGACTATTATAAAAACTACTTAAAAACCCATCAAAATGATCTAGCTTTTTACCGCCATTCTTTATTGCTGCTTTTATTAATTCTTTTCCAATACCACCAATACCAGTATTATTATGAACTGAAACAATATCTCCATCATTCTTAACAGCAAATCCGGCATTATAACCCTTAACCTTAAAGGTTTTCATTCTACTTAAATCTTCGTCACTATATGGAGTTAGAAATTCAGCTCTATTTCCAGATTTCATCGAATTGACAAATTCTTTGTTATTATTTATATCAAAATCATTATTATTTAATTTATTTATAACATCTTCCTTACTTACAGAAGATGTTATAAATTCATCTAGCGGTTCTATCAAAGACAACATTTCAAACAGCCTTTGATTATATCTATTTATTTCATGTTCATTCATGAAACTTTCCATAAGTAGCTTTTGATCATTTCTTTGGCCATATTCTACTAGATATTTAAATTTTAATTTTGATGACTTACTCAAATGTTTATTATTATTCATATTACTATATTTAATTTAAATACTATACGAAAAATTTTCATATAATGTTACAACTAAAACAATATTTTTTAATATTTGAATGTAATAATTTATTTACTACAACAAAATTATTATTACTAACATCATTTATTGTAGCTCGGTATCTGAGTCCCGACGTTTTCACTTTATTGAAAATATCACGCCAATTATTGTTATGATCTTTTAAAAATGAAACATCCCTCAACTCATTGAGTCTACTCATGGTGTTCATTATAGTGCCAATATTAATTGATGGATAAAAACTATTATTTTTAATGAATTTAAATATACCTCTTCTTCCTATTTCAATACTTGCATTTACTGGATCAATATAATTATAATTTAAATTTCCAATGAATGAGGTATAAACTGGATTTATTTCTATTTTAATAATACCTAACTTGTTACAATATTTATTAATTAATTTACTAGATAATTCTCTATACCAAACATTATTTACTTTTCTATTACCTGTTTTATTATCTAAATTATTACTTTTAGATATATCATTTAAATCTTCTAAAACTAAATAACCACAATTATAATATTTAAATATTTCGAATATATCTTTCCAAATATGATTTATTCCATGTTTTCTTTTATTATTAAAATGAGTTCGGTCAATATTTAATAATGTTCTTGGTAGTTTTAAATTATTATTAGTTAAATCATAGCAAAAAGTATGTATTATTTTAATATCACTATCATTAATTTTATCAATTATTGAACATCCAATATAATCAGGGTTAGTGTCTATACTTAAATATCTATAACTTAATTTATTATATAATTTTTTTTGTCTTAATTCTTCATAATATTTATTATAAACTGATTTAATTAATTCAGTTTTAGTTTCTTTATTTATGTGCTCTTTCTTAATAATTTCTACTTCTTTTTTTCTTTCAATAAAGTTTAAATTATAATCATTAAATTTTTCATCATCAAAAATAATAAAAATATGATCTTTCGATAATTGAATAGTAATAGCTATTTCTTTATTATTTATTAGTTCCTGTAGTTTGTATAATTCCTTATGATAATTTTTATAATCATATAATTCAATATTAATCTTAATATTCTTATTAGGTTTATAAACAATATTATTATTTAAAAAATCAAATTTGAAAAATCTATTACCGCTTTGATTCGCTTCACCTAAATAATAGACGGGCAATATTCTATTGTTAGAATATTCGTTTTTCTTTTTTAAAATTTTATCTTTATTATTTAGTTTATCATTATTTAAATAAGATATTTCAGATAATATTTTTTTACTTCCAAACACAATATCATAAGATAAGCTTTTATTCTTATAACTTAGTTTTTTATTTAACTTAAATATTTTTCTTGTTATCTTTTTAGTTCTTTTCTTAGATTTAAAGCATAATATTTCTTTTTTAATGTCTAATATTGATTGTTCTAAATTCTTTTTAATAGTTAAAGTTTGTTTATATTTTGTTTGAACTTCATTAATTAATGATCTTAATTCAATATCAGTTAAGTAAAAATTACACTTTAGATATTTAAAATATTCAACAATTTTTATCTTATCAATATTTTTCCATAACTTCCTAAATGCATAAGAATAATTATTCTGTTTATTTATAACATAATTAACATCACTTATTTCTTTTATTTTTAACTTAATTGTTTTCATCAACAATAAATTATAATTTTAGTATTAAACCACAAAGATAAATCAAATATTCTTAATAACCAAATTTTTAGTATTTATATTAAAATATTAATATAATGTCATTAATATCCAAGCAAGATAGAGATAAATTATTTCAATTTGTTAAACATGAATTGGGGTATCCGCTTAGACCATTTGAAATTAAAGAAGAAATGATGCTATCATATCTTGAAATGGTAATAGAAGATTATTCTTCATATATGAACGAATGGCTTACTAGAAATCAATGGATAAACTTAGAAGGTCAAGATAGAGAAAATACTGATTTTATTTATGCTTTTACAACAAAGACTAATGATTATATGAATTCATTTACTTATTCATATTCTAAACAAATTGGTATGGGTACTAATGCTCCCGCTGCTAAAGGTTGGGAACTAAAAAGAGATTATATTACAGTTGTTGCAGATACACAACATTATATTATACCTAAAGGACGAGAAGTAAATGATTTATTATGGGAAACTCCTCCACAAATAGGTACTGGTTTTGTTGATCCATTTGCAACAAGTGCATTATCTCCAGGAACTTTTGGATGGTCTTATTTTGGCCGTCCTGCAATGTATATGCAGCCAACATATAGTACTTTACTAGCTGCTCAAGATTTTCGAATGAAACAGAGAGTAATGCAATCATTATTAACATATAAAATTACTGGACTTGAAACAGGTGAAAAAGTATTACATTTATATCCTATCCCAGGAAGTAGAAATGAAATAGGTACTGCATGGGTAAAACATTTTGAAGGTTCAAAAGTATGGTATTGGTATTATGATGTTAATAAAGGAGGTAAAAAAAGATGTCAAAAAGATAATCCTGATGTAGTTGTACTTCCATCAGATCCTATACTGGAAGTATTAAAATGGGATAAATTAAATAGTGTTGCTAAACAAATGATTCGTGATTTGCTTATCGCAAAGGTTAAGATAACAATTGGAGGTATTAGAGGATTTTATACTGGAGATGTTAGTGCTTCTGAAAAAGTTCTTACAATGGATTATAGACATTTACTTGATGAAGGTAAGGAACTTAAAGAAGCTACATTAACAAGATTAACTGAAATGCTTGATAAATTAAATCAGGTTAATTTAACAGGCGAAAGAGCTACTATTGCACAAAATCTTAATAATAATTTACAATTCCAACCCTTTAAGAAGCCAATAACACATTTTTAATATGCATAATAAATTAAAAAAACTTAGAAATAGATTATTTGAAAACATTATTTATCTTAATAAAAAAGATAAAATTAAAGAAGGTGTAGAAAGATTAACAAGTGATGATGGAGATATACACTATTTTAGAGATGATAGTGCAATTACTTATGCTTTTGGGTATATAAACAATGATTTAATATTATCTAAGAATCATGGTACACATGGTGAAGCAGTAATGCAATATTTAGATATGAAGAGTAATGAGATTGATTATACGATGTTTGATAAAGTTATAAAAACATTAAAGTATGAAGGAAGATTATGGTTAAATTTTGATACTATATCATTTAGAGATCAATATATACCAAATAATATAATTAATCAAGTAGAACAAGATCTTAAAAAATATTTCCCGAATAAAGATTTTACTAAATTTAATATAGATATTAAAAAATATCAATCAATATATGCCTAAATTAAAAAAAATAAAAAATCAATATATTGATCCAAATGAACATAGATATGGTTTATTTATGTCAGATGAATCGTTTGATCTTGATATATTATATGGCAGAACTTGGTTAGTATCTGATAATGTTCAAGAAGTATATATTCATAAGATTAATATTATTGAAACTAAATCTCATAGTTTATATGGTCAAACTAAAGCAACTAATAAGAAATTTTTTGCTCCAGTTAAAATATCTGCTTTTGTTAATGTAGGTGCCAATCAACAAAGTAATTATGCCGACGAAAAAAATGGTATTCCAAGAAATGATACTGGTAATATTACTTTAAATATTTATCTTAAAGAATTAGAAGAAAAAAATTTAGTTATTGATAGAGGTGATATTATTCAATATAATATATCTGGAGAAAAGAATAGATATTATGAAGTTGACAATGCTATGAATGTTACTGATAGTACTGAGAATACAAGAGGCGGATTTCGCACAGTACTAAAGAAGGTGACAGGAGTACCCATAAAAGAAGACTTAATACCTTTTCTTAAAGAAACTAATTAAACATTATATTTAAAATTAACACAATAAACTAAATTTCATACAGCATAATAAACTAAAAAATGCACAATAAATTATATTAGTTTATTGTGCATTTCTACTTTATTGCTTTATTAAGCAACAGGCTTGTCAGGTGGCGTAGTTGGCTCAGCACTTGCTGCTGTAGAATTAGCTGTAGTAACTTTACTAACTTTAGCAAGTTTATCTTCTAATGTTTTAATTTTCTTAAGAAGATCTTCAACTTTTACATCCACTTTTTTTACTAAAGATGTTTCAACATCTTTTACTTTAGATTCTAACCCTGTAACAAGAGTTTTTAATTTACCATGTTTAATAAACACATAAGCTTCATATGCAACAAATGCAAGAGCTTCTACTAATAATACCACTAAAACAGTGCCCATAATTTTTTTTAAATTTTTTTAATTATTATATATAATTTATAAGTTATAAATATAACATATATTTTTCATATATGCAAGGAATTTTATTCTTCCTTTTTAAAATATCTTTCTCGTAATTTTTTAAGTTCATTAATTATTACATCATGGTGCTCTTTCGGAATTATATCTAAACTATCACCATAGGTTAAATACATATCCAAAGTGAAGTCTATGAACTCTTTTTCCTTTTTTGATAAATATGTTGCTTTCCTTGCTACATAATAAATTATATAACAAAGAGAGCAACAAAGAATAAGTAATAATATTATTATACATATCATTTTCTACTTAATTCAATAAACTTTATAGTAATATTATCTTTTGTTAATATTTGTTCATGATTCAACATATTCCAATCATCAATATTAAAATGATGAAAAAATTTATCACAATCATACTTATGAAAGATTTTTGTTAAATATATTTTATCAACAATATTTATTGTTTTATTATATAATGATGTTCCTCCAGCAATAAAAATTTCATCATCATTTTTATAATCGCAAAAAAATTCATCAATATTATTATAAATATTATCACCCTTAAGGGTGTTACTTAATACACAAATATTTCTATTTGGTAACATTTTACCATTAGTTAATTTATATATTGAGTCAAATGTATTTCTTCCAATCAATATTGTTTTATTCCAAGTTTTTTCTTTAAAAAATTTTAAATCTTCAGATATATACCACGGCAATTGATTATTTAAACCAATGCCGTGATTAATATCCATTGCAACAATAATGCTTTTTATCATATTAAATATATTTATAATTTTTAAATTTTTCATTTTTTGACTTCAGTCTCCAACTTATTGTTGGGATGGGTATGCCAAGTTTAATGGATGCATCGCCAAGCGAAAAATATTCTACATCATCAATAGTAAATCGTATATTTTGATTACCAATATATTTACCTTTTCGTTCTTCAGACATTATTTTCTTGAATTCTTCACTGTGTTTTTTATTATAAAATGGATTATTATTTAAACTTCTAGGTCTACATTTATTACAATGTTTAGAATTAGACTTAATCTGTTTACCACATACACAATAATTATATGAACAGCCATTTTTCCAATTAGGGTTATTTTCCATTGGCCTTGAATATTTTAATTTTCTTTCTGTATCACTCATTTTTTCAATAGTATTATTGAGTGTTTGTTTTATATTTGAAATAATAGTATTCCTATTAGGATTATTCGTTAAATTATCACCGCCACTCGCATTCATGCCAATGTTATATTCAGGCTTTAAATTTAAATATTTTTGTTCTAACGCTAATAACATCTCAATACTACATTCTTCAAGAATATTAAATGAAAAATTTTCTTCGCCATATTTATTCCATGCTCTTTGTAAGATTATATTTTCATGTTCATTATGTCTTAAACCATATTTATGTCTTCTCCATCTTCTTTTAATATCTTTAGCTGAACCAACATACGATTTACCGTTAATATTATTTTTTATCTCATATATTCCACTCATAACTTTTAATTTATGATAAATACTATCACAAATTAAAAGTTGAATGAAATACCTAGATTTATTTTTTTAATCCAACAAATAATTCATATTTAATTGTTGGATGTGAATTATAATTAATTAATTCAAAATCATTTATGGATAAATTAAGAATATCATCAAGTGAATTTAAATCTTTATTTATTTTCATTTGAGGTAATTCATAAGGTTCTCTTTTTAATTGTTCTTTTACATCATCAATATGATTAACATATAAATGCGTATCACCACCAATCCATGTAGCAACACCTTCTAACATATTACATGTTTTAGCAAAAATTTTTAAAAGGCAACTCATTGATGCTAAATTAAATGGTGCACCACATGCAGTATCAACACTACGTTGATACATATTAAGGTCAAGATAAAATCTTGGAATATTAGCTTCATCCATTAATATATGAACATGTTCATCTGAATCATTTGGATTCATTTCACCTCTTTGTTCTTCATTAAAATTATGAATTTTAGCATAATAATCTTCTCTTTGATATGAATTTAATGGTCTCACAATAAATTGATACATTAAGTGACATGGAGGCAGTGCCATTTCTTTAAAATCTACTTTATTCCATGTATCAATTATTTGATATCGTGAATATGGATTTGATTTTAAATTATCCAAAACTTCTTTAATTTGATCAACGCCATTTTGATTACGCCATTGATAACCATAAACTTTACCAAGATTACCAATAATATATTGACTGTCCCATTCACCTTCTTTACCCGCAATAATATCTTCTTTTGTAGCACTATATGATTTTATAGCTTCAATAAAAGATTCAATTGATTTATATTTTGGTTCAAAACCTCTATCATCAGCATTTTTCAAATACCATCTATATGCATCTTGATCCCATATGTGAACATTATTATCAACTAAATACTTGATATTAGTATCTCCACGAAGAAACCATAATAATTCATGTACAATTCCTTTCCAATACATTTTTTTTGTAGTTAATAATGGAAATCCTTTTTGTAAATCCATTTGAATCACACCATGTGAAATACCAATAGTATTTGGCATATTAGCTCTACCACTTTCTTTTTCAACACCATTATTTATGATGTTTTGTAATAAGTCTAAATATTGTTTCATAAAATTTATTATTTAGTTTTAAAATACATATTTATTTGTTAATTTATTTTTATTAAAATGTTTTTTTCATATATCAATTTGCTATCTTAATAAATTTTCCTGTTTTATCATCTCTGATAATTATTTTATATTTATTATGATATTTGGTATGTTCACTCAATGTCATTAATTTTAAATTTTCAAGTCTATTATCAGTTTTTATTTCATTTATATGATGTGGTATATAATCATCTTTTAATACTCTAGTTCCATTAATAAAATCAAAATAAATATCATTATAAATTTCACTTTTTTCTATAACATATCTGTGTTCTCTATATCTACCATATTCATCAGATTTAGGATGATTTGGTAAATATATCATAATATATCCATATTGATTTATTATTTTATCATCAATAAATGATGAATTTAAATTTCCTTTTAATCCATATTGATGATTACCACTACCCTTCATATAAATAGCTTTTAATTTATATGAACAATTTTTTGAACATGTAATTCCATTAACAACTCTTTTTAATCTAAATGGTTTTAAATACATTATTTTACCACATATTAAACATTTACAATTAGGTTCTTTATTATTCATAATTAATTAGTTGATCCAAAACCTCCTCTATTATTATCTCCAAGATCATCAACTTCAATGAAAGTATATTTATTATCAAAGATCCATTTAAGTTTAATATACCATGGAGCTTTCATGGTAGGTCTTATCTCAAATTGACATAATCTATCTCCTTTATTAATAGTCGTATCTTTGAATGCTAATGCTCCGAATTTCCAAATATCATTATTACCTGAATAACCAATATTATTACTATCAGGCCCATCAATTACACCATAATGATTATGCTGAATAATATGTTTTTTTATAAAAGTACTGCTCCTCGGTACAATATTTGCTTGAAAATATTTAGGTAATTTCATTGATACACCTAGTGATATTAATTTGAATTCAAAAGGTTTTAATGTAACATTTTCGGCAGATTTTAAATCAATCCAATTTCCAAATGTTTCTAATTTACAAACAGGATTATGATATTTTATATATATTTTCATTTATTTAAAATTATTTAAAAATTCATCAATATTATCTTCAATTTTATTATTTTTTAAATATTCTTCTAATTCATCTTGAAAATTTTGTTTCATTGTCATTAAATCATTAACTTGATTTATTATTATTCTTGCTTGATTACCATTATCATTAATAATATTATTGTTTTTATAGTTATTTTCATCACTATAGAAAATTAATGATTGTTTCATTAATTCTATAATACCCAATAATTCATCAATATCATAATTATTCATCAAGTTTATTATTATCTTTTTTTGACTTATATTCTTTTATTAAAACTTTTGTTTCTTCAACTTCGCTTGGATATAATGTAAACTCTTTCCTAACTGGATAGTCATTTGGTTTATTTCTTATGTTAGATGCAAAAAATTTACCTTGAGAATCACTATTTTCAAATTCTTTATATAAATCTTCATTAATGTTTGAATAAGAGTATGTTCCTCCAGTTCTGTTGAAGCTTATATATAATCTTTTCAACATTGGAAAATAGGTTGTCTTGAGTACATTTGTTGAATCATATATGCATTCTATATATGTTCCATTGGCTTCAGTGCCATATTCTTTTTTTTCTAGTATCATAATTTAATTATTTATTGTTGTTATTTTTTAATATTTAACACATATTTTCAATTTCATCTTGAAAGATAAAAACCTGTTCTTTAAGCCACATTAAATCGTCATAATGATTTGCTCTATCATCAGCAAAATTTTTAATTAAATTATGAACTCTTTTTATTTGTTCATTACCACCAATTTCACTCCATTCTGGATGAAAATAATTTACATATACTAATGCATAACCTATTTCTTTAAACATTAATTTATCTAAATCTTTACAATTATTAGGCAAATAATTATATGTTTCAGGATCATCAAGATCTACTTTTTCTCCAAAGGCACAAATAAACTTTCTCATAATATTATTTTTTAAAAAACTTAAATTTTTCCATAATATAATTATTTTAAAATATTTAATGATTCGTATAATCCATCAATTAATGCATCTAATTCATCATGATATAAACCAGATTTTTCATCAGATTCTGGTGATTCAATTATTCCCCATATATATCCAATACCAATATTTTTATTAGTTATATACATTACATTAAGATGAATATTATACTTTGATAACCATTTTTTTATTAAATATAATTCAGAATATACCATATCTTCATCAGAATAAGAATATTCTAACCTACTCATATATCCTTTTTCCTTAGCTAATTTAAATATATTTTGTGATGTCATTATTTTTTACATTTACAGTCAGTACAACTACAAGACTTACTTTTATTTGGTTTAGCAAATAAATCATATTTATTAACAGTAAAATAATTTGGTGTAAGAGGTTTATTAAATGTTAATAATTCAACATATAGTTTACCTGTAAGAAATATTTTTAGTCTTTCATAGAAAGTTAATTTCCAACAAGATATTACTTCACCTTGATCTGAATTATTTTTAAATGCTGGTAAGGGTAAATATTCGGGCTGATTTTCAGCATAAACTATATTTTGTTCTTTAAAATTTATAGGTTTCAAATTATTAATATTATTTAATATTTATAAAGTTATTATTTTATAATTAGTTACTATTATAAAAATTTCTCGAACGAGAAAAATTTCTATCAATCCACATTCCTAATTTTTCGGGACATGGAATAGCAATTACCCAACGAAAAAATGGTAATAATCCAATAATACCAATGCCCCAATGTGTATTAGCAACTATTGTAAGTTCAAAACTTGGGCTATCAATAGTCCATATTGTAAATATTAACCATTTAAAAGTAAATCCACTAGTATTATACACGTTTGCTTTCTTAAATTCCAAAGTTGGAATTAATGGAAAAATATGTTTATTATACCATTTTCTAGGTTTGAAATAAGATACTATTTCTTCCATAATAATATTTTTAGTTATTAATAATTTCACAAATATAATAATTTTATAATTATCATCCAAACTATTTATAAAAAATATTAATATTATTGGTTCAACTCTAAAATATGGTTGGTATAATAAATATAAGGAATAAAAATAGGGAATAAAATGACAGGGCATACAGAAACGGAAAATTTAGTAATAAAAACCTCATATTTTAGTGAGGAATTTATTGAAATGTATAAAAATTCAACACAAATAAACAAAGATTATATAATTGCACTTTTTTATGGATTTGTAGATGTACTTGAAGATTATCTTCCATTACTTAGGGATAATTTTGAAGCCAGAATACTCTTTCTCAAGAGTCTTTAGAAGTTCATCTATTGTAATATAATCTATATTAATTCGTTGAATAAATTCATCATCGTTTAAATTTTGTATTATATTTTTAAATGAGCGAAGCATATCAGCCATTCTAGGAACTAGAATTGTATAATAAAGATTATCGTCAATAACAGTATATTTGCCATTTGCTAAATCTTTTACTTTTTTAAAAATAAAATAAGTATAAGAATCAAATTGTTGCTTGTTAAACAATTCTTTTAACTTCTCAGTTTCTTCAACACTGAATTTATTATCAATCATAATTATAAATAATTATTTATTAATATTAGTTTCAAAAAAATCACCTAACTCATCTTTAAAAGAGATATTATATTTTGAATCATCTAACTTAAAATTAAGAATAATATTGGTTTTATCATTCATACTAACAATATATTCATTAGTATTTATTTCTGACATAGTTAAAGCATATCTTTTATCGATTCTTGTAGGTAAGAATTTCACCATATTAAAATCATAACAATTATTACATGTACTTGGAATTAATAAAACAAAAATTGGATATGAATAATGTCTCCCTTCAAAATATTCTCTATAGTTTGATGTAATTAATAGATCTCCATTACTTAATTGAAATGTACTTGCGCAGCCACCTCTTTTAATGGAATAATCATTAAAATCAATTGTAAAATTATTATTCGTTAAACTGGTATAAATAGAAGTTGGAGTAGTTATAGTCCATTTATTATCAGATGATTTTTTGAATAAATAAATATTCCTTTCTTTAGGTTTTGTAATAAATAACTTATTATCAGTATCGGTTATGGTATCATAAGATAAAATCAATGGTGAATCCTTATGTTTAATGCTTATACAAAGATCGTTTATATAAGAAGTAGGGTCAATGCCTTTCTTTTCTAAATTAATAATATGGGTTACATTAGATTCAATTGCAGTAATATTTTGAGAATAAAGATTTGTCGAGAATGAAAAAATAAGAATTAAAATAACTATATGTTTATATTTTAGTTTCATACGATTTATTTTTTATATTAATAATAGTCATAATAATTCCTAAAATTAACCCAATAATATTACCAAATAAAATAATGCCATACCATTCAGGATTTTTTTCAGGATCTGTTAATATTTGATTGATTATTAATAATGTAATAGCGGAAATAATACTTCCAATACCCCACCATATAGCATATTTATTTTTCTTTCTATAGCTGAATATAGCTTTAATTCCAAATACTATTGAAATAACTGCCAAAAGAAATAAAAAAAATAGTATTATAATAATAGTAAATCCTCCTGTAGAAGTATCTTCAACTTCTTCACCACAATTAGCACAGTTATATCCTGGTGTTGCAGGATAATAACCGCAATTATTACATTTTATATAATCTGACATAATAAGTTTTCTTGAAGTTTTAGTTTTAATTGGAAATATCTTTTTTATTTTCGTATATAACTTTCCCATTTAGTTTAACGATTAAATATTCCTTACAATCAAATGCACCAGAACAACTTGAAAATGTTGACATTTCCATTAATCCGTTTTCAATAAACATAATTACACCTTTTGTTATATTGCCACCGCTACCAGTTTCAGGAGTTTGAAATTGCCAAACATTATCATTATCTAAACTGTTAAAAATATACTCAATAGAATAACCTTCATTATTTGTTTCATCTTTAACATATAAAGCATATTTATCACCAGCTATTATTTCCTTTAATTCATAAATTTTATGCGGTTTATTTGGAGAATATTTATCAATAAGATTTATCTTTTCTTTGATTGATTTAGGAATGTTAATTGATTTAGAAGTATTTGTTATTGTCTTTTCTGTTGGGTTAGAATGCTTATTTGAACAGGAAATATTAATAAAAAGTAATAAACTAATAGTTATTTTATAATTATTTTTCATATCAATTGGTGTTTTTAATACATAAAACATAACAATTATCAAATAAGGGACGTTCTGTAACATAATAGATATGATAATCTATATCTCCTGTATATGAAATATGAAACACAAATGGTTTGTTATTAGAAGTAGATAAAGCCAAAAAATCCCATTCTTTTTGTTTAAGTCCATATTGATTTTTAAAACTAACACAAGCACCTGTAAAAAAAGTTTCTTTATCACTAATAATAGTTGATCCTGAGAAAATTTGTTTTGTATAATATTCTATGACTTTTTTCCACTCCTCAACATTTGGTAATCGCCAGCCATCAGGACAAATATTTTCTAATTCAGTTTTTGAATAAACTGCATAACGATATGGCTTGTTAAATTGTAACTGAGTTGACATCCATATTTGATTATTAACTTTTGTCCAGCCATAGTGCTTAGAATCTCTTTTATCAATAAAATGCCCAGAATTAGCATTTTCAAATAGCCAATTTTCTGCTAATGAATAATATGGACTTTTTGGGTATTTTCCAAGGTAGTATTCGTAATAAAGTGAATTATTTGTATTTTTTATTACATCCCAATTATTTTTATATATTTTTGACCAAGCAGAATCAACATATTTTCCTGAAATATATTTATTTATAAATTTTTCATTTTCGCTTTTACATGAAATAATGATTAATAGAAGTAAAAGCCCAATTTTCATTAACTTTTTCATAATTGATTCATTTTTTAAAGAAGGTATATTCAAAAGTAATAAAAAAACAATTGCACATACAGGCATGTGCAAAATAATTTTCAAAAAGCATTACTTGTGAGATATTACAAGCGATGTGAAAACGCCAATTGAACTATATGTCATCAATAGAATTTTGGTATTGAGAAAGCAACAGAATCTTTCTCAGGCTGGATTGGCTTATTGTATAGGAGTATCGAAAAGCTTTATTGCTAACGTTGAAAATCCTAAAAACAGGGCTAAATATAATATTTCACATCTTAATGAGATAGCAAAGGCTCTGAATTGCTCATTTAAAGAATTTTTTCCTGAACAGCCGCTTTAAATTTTCTATAAGTATTTATAGAAAATTAATAATATGATTTTTAGTTATTTTGAATCAGAAGATAAGCGAGAATATAATTCTGAATTATTTGAAAGAAGTTTATTTAATTTAAAATATGGTAAATATATGAGTAAAACTCCTTTTTCATTTATTGAAAGTAATCTTCCTTCTGATAATTTTAAAAAATTACCAGTAATTCCAATAAGTATAAAAAATAAAAATAGTGAGCAAGATATTATCCAAGGTCTTATAGATACAGGCTCTGATATAAGTTTTATCGATGTTTTTGTTGCAAAACAATTAAACCTTTCAATAATTGATACCATATCCGCATCAGGCATCACATATTCAATGGAAAGAAAACCTGTTTGTAATGTAAATATAAGTAATGAGGCTATGGATGGAAAATGGCTTAACCTTAATGTTGGTGTAACAGATACTCATCATCCTAATGCACAAATTATTTTAGGTAGAGATTTTATCAATACATTTAAATCAGTTACATATGATATAATTAATAATCGAATGATACTTGATTATTAATTGTTTAGTTGTATAATTGCAATACAGAATTTATTTCTTCAAACTCACTTATTACTTTTACATATTTACTATAGTAATGATTATTACAATTACCGTAATTCGTCCTGCCATTATTGTGTAAGAACTTCAAAAAAGCCAATTCAGTTTCCCTATAAGACATTAATCCTTCTTTATCTTCCAGTATCTTCCTACAAATTAAAGTAGTTGTATCAAATTGAAGCTTATTATTGGTTTCACTATAATATTTCATAAAACTTTTTACTTGTACAATAAATTCATACCATTTGGCATAAGTACCTAAATATTTAGTCGATACACCTTTTAAATGACGATTTACAAAATCCTTAAATCCCTTTGTATATGCATTCACTGTTTGGTTATGTACTACAGGATTTTGAAAATTGATATGTTGTTTGGCCATGAATGTCTCATGATTTAAGTCATTAATATTATCCTTGAAATATGACTTATATGTCGGGTGCTTATCGGTATAAATATTTGAGTTATTAAATCTGTCATTTCCAAAATATTTCTTTAAATCTTCTTTGCTTGTCCTACCCATATGAGATTTATATAATTCTAAATTACCTTGTTTCCTGCCATAAGCAAAGAATAGTTTTACATTATAATTGGAATCACCTACTTGATTTCTTCTCCAATTTTTATAAGCCCTTTTATCATCCGATAAATTTAATTTTCTTCCTTTTCTACTTATCATAAAATATGCCTCATCAAATTCAATATCTTCATTATTAAATGAAGGTGATACAATATTCATAGCTGATATAAGCTTTTGTCTCCAATTAAATACCGTCTGTTCAGAGACATTTAATTTCTTTTTTATGACTTTTAACGAACTAATATTCAGGCTAAGAAAATCATCAACAAAATCATTCCATTTATTCAATTTATGAATACCAGATAATACAGATTTTGATTTATAAGTAAAAGATTTCTTACAATCCTTACATAAAAACCTGTTAATACCATTTCTCGTACCATTTTTAATAATATTCTTTGAACCACAATGAGGACAAACGGACATATCAGTATGATGTTCATCAAATATACTATATGTAGATTTGATATAATTTATCAATTCCCTTTTCTGATTAACATCTAAGTTTTCAATCTTGTCTTTTATACTTTCAATTTTCATAATAATATAATTTATACAATATTATACGAAAATCATTACTTAAATGTTACAAAATGTTTGATAAATTTTATATTATTTTAAACAATAAAAATTATAAATAATTATAATTTTTTATAACTGACATAGTATTTATATGAAATTATGAATATTATGAAAACTTTAAAATTTATTTTCTTAACTTGGCTTATTAATGCTTGGAAATATATACAAGAAAAGATAAGACTTATGATAATTAGGACATTAAAGAATGTTTCAGATAGTTTGTTAAAGTACTACTATATAGAATTTAGATTTTTTACGATGGACAATCAAAATTCATATAAACTACCTATGATTACTCATGTTGTAGATTTAAATGAAGCCATTCATTTACAACAAAATATATATGATGCTTTAAGGGATAGAAAATTTAACGTTACTGATACTAAATCACCTCAAGAAATATTTGACCTTAATAAAACTATTGAAGAAATAAATGTTTCACAGCAAATAAATGGTTATGTTACAATAAGGATAATATTAGACACAATTGATATTAAAAATGGTATAACATCTGTATATCACAAAAACAAAAAAGATATAAAAGAATTCAAAGTAAATATCATTGGAAAAGAAAAAATACCCTTTGAATTAATCAAAGATTTATTTGTAATTGAATTAAATAAATCAGCATTAGAAAGCTAGAATTTATTATGACCGATAGCATTGCTAATAATTTGAAATAATTGCATTAATCGAAATTATGACTATAGATACAAACATTTCTATTGCTAATATTTTGCAAATATTTATTAGTCTAATAACACTTTGTTTAGCCTTTAAAATATCAAAAAAATTATTGCCTGATGAATTAAAAAAGAGACAATTAGAATCAGTTTTAGATCTTATAAAGGAATTAAATAATTTTTCTTTTAGCATTGAAATAAATCGAATAAATAAAAATATGTCTGGTTCTTCTTTTGGTTTGAATAACATGAATTTATTTGTGTTCTCAAGATACATAGAAGGACTTACAACACCAGGAATAATGGAAGCAGAAGTTATATTTAAAGATTGTTCTCAATTATTTAATGCGAGTAAATATCTTAGTAATCCGTTATTGCCCGCACAAATTGCTAATCAAATTGAAGCTATTTTTAATAAAGGTATGATTAATTTTGATTATAGCGATATTGAAAATGAAGAACTATATGTTGTAATTATAGATGCATATAATGATATTCAATATAATGGACAAGGAAATTTATTTCGTGCCTCATCGTTATGCTTTTCTCATTTAAAAGAACTTATTATTGAAGTTGATAAATTAAACTTCATACTAAAAAAATGGTGTGATAAAAATAATTTAAAAAATCTTAATTTTAAAAATAACTGATCTTATAGCTTTAATAATCAATTTATCTAAATAATAACTATTTATATATACTATCAACCATATTTTAGAGTTGAACCATATTATTTTACATAATGCAAAAAAATATTTATCAGCATAAGCCTAAATATACATTAAATCTTGATCCTCCAAAACCTGGAAATGAATATCTTAAATATGGGTTTGATAGAATTGAAGAATTGATGAAATTAACAGACCAAAAAACAAAATATTTTCCAAGGACAATATTATTAGAAAATATAGATCAATCAGTATTTGATTATGTTAATGATGATAAGATGAAATTATATCTTAATGGCAAACAAGCACCTGTTTTTTATCTTGAGAATGAAAGATGGGGGGATTTTCAAAAGACTTGGAAATTTATGGATAATGATAATAATGTTCCGACACCATATATTACTATTCGAAGAATAAATAAAGAAATAGGTACAAGATTAGGACTTAAATATCGTGTTCCACAACCAAGAAAATTTGCTTATTTAGATGTGCCGATATTAGATAATGGTCAAATAATATATCTTCGTTTTAAAATTCCTGAACCTACTAATGTTGATTTAACTTATGATGTATCATTATTTACTAAATATAGAGAAGATGTAAATCTTTATGATGAACAAATATTAAAATTATTTACTTCTCGTCAAACATATACTTTTATTAAAGGAAATCCATGTCCAATATTACTAGAAGGAATGATGGAAGCTAATACAATTGAAAATATTGATGGTGATAAATTTTATATGGCCAAATATACCATTAAAATCTTAGGCTTTATTCAAGATGAAAAAGAATTTGAAATTGTTAAAACAAGTAGAAAACCTACAATAGGAATTGGATTAATATAATGGCGGATATGTAACCCAAGGATTATCGTTTAGATTATTTTTTAATTCCACATAAGCTTTTTCGATTAAATATATTAGCCTTAATGATACATCATTATAATTATCTGAATCAATTATATTATTTATAAGATAACATAATTTAAGTGATAATAATTTAGTTTTTTTCATTTAATATAATTTAAGTCAATATGATAATAATAGATACTCTTTTGATAAATATATAAATCATAATATGAAACATATTTAGGTTTTAATATTATTGGATATGAATTAATATCATAGTCAATACCATAACATAACTGCATTATCAAATTATTTTTAGATTTTTTCATTTTACAAAAATACTAAAAAGTATCGTATAATGCACCTTTTATATAATTTTTTTCATGATTTATATTCAATAGCATATAAAAGTATCGCATAGTGCACTTTTCATATTAAAAAACATATAATAATATTATTCATGATGCATTTAGCATAAAATTATTTAATTATTATGATATATTTAGCATAAAGTATCATATATAATAATTTTTATTGATCAAAATAAGTTTGAGTTAAATAATTAAATGTGTTACCTGAAGGAAAATTCTGTTGTTTTTGTGGTAGAATATCTAATGATCTATTAAACTTATCGATATAATTATTATTTACAACTTCAAGAGGTGTTATATTTGCTATGTTAGTAACAAAATTAAAACTTCTATTACTAATATTAATATTTACTTTATAATAATATTTTTCATCAGTAGGCATATTAACATTTTCGTTATTATAAAATAAATGCAATTTACCTAATTTAGCATTAAAAAAACTATATCTTATATAATAATTAATGGTATTACCTGTTATACTATTAATAATATTTATTGGAATATATAATAATGATAATTGTTTATTAGCTGCTATAGATATGTTATATATTGAATTAGTATCATTTCCTAGAATAGTAAAATAGTTAGTTGTTATCTTATTTTGAGTATTTGCATTAAATGAATCATATAAATCAATAATATAAAAACTATTTTTATAACTAGTTCTATTAAATATAATATCATCATTAATAAATCCAATAGCAGTATAATTAGTAATATATGAAGTAATACCACTATAATTAAAACTTATATTTATATTGTCATAATTTTTAAATTTAAATTTTTCAATATCATTGCTTTCATTAATACTATCATTTGTGGCTTTATTAATATAAGAATCTAATGCATCTTGTTCACCAACAGTGCTAATATTATATGATAAAGGAATATTAATACTTTTATCTAAACCATTATTTAAAAATTTAAATTGTGTAATTTTCATATTATTCACTGTATTTTATGCACATGGTTTACCGATATTTGTTAAATCACTATTAGGCAAATTGCTTGTTATACTTGGATCACCATATTTAATACTACTAAATATTCTATTTGTAGTATCATCATTTAAATATGGTATAACATCAAAGATTATATTAGCAAACAAATATCTTTTTTTATTAACAAATGGATAATCTACACCTATTCCAGATATTGGATCTATAAATCCTTGATCTAAAATATCTCTCCAAACATAATTTCCATTTTCAATATTTGTTGCATAATTTGGAATACTTGCTACTTCATCATATGTTGTACCAGAAATATTAACAAGACTTAAATCATCTGAAAAATATCTTAATTTTAATGGTATTAATGGTTCATATTTCCACATCACATTAACAATAGTATTACCAGAAATTATAGGGGTTTTTATATAATATTCTTGGTTTTGTAATTGTGTTTGAAAAAATTGAGTACTAATATATTGAATATTATCACCATATATTCTATCATTAATATTTAATGTTTGACCAGTAAATCCAATTATTGAGGTATTTCCACTAATATCAAATTTGGTACTGTATGTAGTCTCAGTATTACCACTACCATTACTAGTAGGCTTATATTGTAAATAAAGATAAAGATCAGTTAATGGAAAATTAAAATTATCTCTATAATCTATTACATCAACATCAATATTAAGATTAAAAGCAATATCTTGATCATTATATATATTTGTTGAGAATCCGGCAGTATATAATTCAATATTATTTGGTTTTCCAATTACATCAAAATATCTTATATATTGATTTATTCCTGATATTGTAGTTAATTGTGTATAACCTGAAAAACTTGGTTTAACTAAGTAAATATCAAAACTATTGAATAGATTTTTATTATTAATTGCTTTTGGTAAAAATAAGTCAGAAATATTACTATAATTTAGTGTTAAACCATTTAATAATGATAAATATTGTATTTTTCCATATAATCTATAAATTTCAGTTGCTTGTCTCTCATTATCAAATACTTTACTCACATCCAATACATTTCTTGCATCAAATTCAGTTAATAAATCATTATTCTGAGATAATTGTAATTTAATATAATTATCTGCATTAACTGAATTTGTATTTTTTGCTGAACCTAATTGAATAGAATATTGATAATCCATTTATAAAATAATATAACCTTTTGTTATAAATAGATTAAAATAAAAAACTCCCCACGATAATTAGTTAAGGGAGTTTAATTATATATAAATTTTAATATTATTGTTTTTGATAAACAAAAGTTAAATTATAATTATTATATAAATATAATAATCCTTGATTAATATTTGAACTTTGTGTTATTGTAAAATCATATGCAACACCAGTTATATCATCAAATTGATAAATAAGTAAATGTTCATTTTTTATTTCCCATATTAAATTTTGATATTCTCCAGTTGTTGTTAAATCTTTATTTAAGCCAAATGTTTTAACAGTAAAATTTTGTTGTATACCTTTAGAATCTAATACTTTTGTTAATTTCCAAGTACCAACATATGGTAGCCAAGAAGGATTAATTGTTTTAATAACCGATTGATCTGGAGAAATATTTTCTTTTTTACAATTTGTAAATATTGTTACAAATAATATTAAACTTACAAAATAAATAATTTTTTTCATGTTTTTAAATTTTTAATTATTAATATTTTTTATTTGTATATATGTACGAAAAAAATATTTTTTTGTTATAAAAAAATATAAATATTTTATATTAAATTTAATATTAATTTAATAAAGTTATTATTAAATGAACCTTTAAATATGTATGCACTACCAGTATTTCCAGTATATGGATGCCCATACCATACATCCCACGCAGATTGATCATAACCTCTTGGGTCTAAAACAATATTTGGTTTTCTATATTTATATAATGACGTATCAATATTAACGCCATAACTATTTCCATCAATTATAGCATTTATTCCTTTTTTTGGAATGAGATTTAGCTTAGATATTTCACTACTTGTAAGTTCCACAAAATCCGTTTGCATTGCTTTACTTGTTATCCAATTTTTAGTGTTTGTTAATCCGGCAAATATTGGCTGTGTATTATCAGACATATTATAGTTTTGGGTACTTTGAAAGCTTTCAAACACAATATCTGAGGTGATTTGCGAACGACTAGGATCAACATTATGACCAGCAGTAATATAATTTATCATAGTGATGAGACCATTAATCCATTGGCCACCAAAAAATTTATTTCCTAATGAATCAACAGCATTATATGCCATATCATACTGAAAAGTCGAACCAGTGGTATTTGGATTTATTATATAATTTAATGTATCAATATCTGTTTGTGTAATTTTATTACTTCCAGCAACTTTGGCGTACATTCCGCCAATATAGTTAGTATTACCACTTAAAATATTACTAGAATATGGTATATTATATATATTTCCTAATTGTGAGGGTGTAATATATTTTGTTGGCCAAAATTGTGCTGGCATATAAATAAACCCTGCTTTAAATTCTTTATGTTCTTTACGCCATAAATAATTATCAATATCATGTAAATGTGACTCTTCAAATAATCCTCTATTTTGTGGTATTTTTATAAAAGATTTATTATTTATTTCAGGTATATTAACATATGAAAAAACTTTATTAAAACCAACATCCATTGGTAATTCTGGACTTTCAAAAACTAACATACCATAAAATCTAGTAAATATACCAAAAGGACTATTATCATCAACAACAATTTCATTACCTGAGTTATCAAATACAACCTTTCTTCTATTACAAGTAATATTTAATAAAAAATCACCGTTATCATTAAATTCAAAATATTCTTCTGAAGGTATTTGAAAAACATCTTTAGTAAAATCAATACCTAAAGTATCTCCACTTAATATATCTATAGGTACGTTTGTTTGATAACTAAAAACACTTATTTTAGGTGTAAAGCCCGTTCTATATGTTCTAATATCTGTTGCATTATCTTGATCTTGACCATATAAATAAAATCCATCATCTAATGATATTATTGATGAACCGAATCTAGTTCTATCTGGATTACCAATTGTTGTTAATCTTCCCATAGATATTGCAGTTCCTGCAATTGTAAAAAATCCATTAATTTTACTTTTTATTTTAAAGTCTTGTCTTGTTATACCAATTTGAAAATTATTTACATCACCCCAAAATGGTATAATATTAATTGCTAATTCTTGAACTTCAATATTTGGTAAACTATTTAAATCATTACTTTCCTTTATTTTTGTTGCATTATTAATAAATAAATTAGGAGAATATCCAAGGGCAGTTATCATACTCTGTGGATTCATTGAATATTTACCTATGTCAGTTATATCTACCGATAAATGAATTGTTTGAGTATTAATAGGTATTCCAAACATCATATAATCGCCATAATTATTTGTTAAACAAGTAAATTTAAAATAATTTTTATATACTTCCAATAATGTTTTATTTACCATTAATTCTTCTTTAATTGGAAAAGATCCGAAAGGTTGTTTGGGCTTATAAACACCTGTTTCAAAATTGTACGAGGCTGTACGAGGCAACAAATTATAACGCTTATTATTATTTTTATCTGTTGGTAAAGTATATGGATATATAGAAGTAATATCCGAATTTAACGAATCTTCATCTGTTAATGGTATAAATACAGATAGTTTAGCATTTGGTATACCAATACCATTATCTGAAACTACTCTGCCAACAAGTACACCAAAATCACTATTCATACTTTGATAAATATCTTTTTGATCTATCTGTAAACTTAATATCTCTAAGGTTTTGATATCTTGTTCAAGTTTAACAAAAATATATTTATCTTGATCAATATTATCATCATTTAAAATAACTTTTTGGGTTTTATTTGACATATTATATTTATATAATATAAATAGTATGTTATAGAATGATAATTATAAAATTTTATAATTCATATATTTTCATATAACACTTTATTCAGTAATCTTAATAGTTTCTCTTTTCATAGTATTTTATTATGAAACAAGTTTATAGGGATTAACCCTTATTGGGTGAACTACAACACCCTCTATCCCATCAACAAATGCATTTGGGAATACTTTTCTAATTATATTGCCGCTTCCATTACAATCAGCATTTATAATTATACCTTCATTTGAAATAAATAAACCTCGATATTTTCTATTACCCAAATAATTATCGTGGCGACATAATTCCTCAAAATCGATAAAACTACATTTACTAGTATAACTTTCTTCAGTGAGAATAACATCAATACCAACCAATTCAGCTTTATATTTAATTATATCAATTAATCTGGCATGTGGAATATTAACAAAATTTTGATTATTACATTTACCAATATTAGATTCTTGTTTCCATAAAAGATTTTTACCAATTACTAATGTGCCAATATTATTAGATATTAAATGAGTAATAATATATCTACTTGTATTATGTAAATAATTATCGACCTTTTTATTTCTTTTATTAGTTAATTTTATTATTCTATTAGAGTTTTTATTACCAACAAATGATTGAAGTTTTGCTTTCTTTTTATTATAATATTGATTTATTGCTTTTAGTGGTCTACCGTTAATCAATAATGGTTTTACATTATTTTGATTTGATGTTATAGCACACAAATTATTTATTCCAATATCAATACCTATAATATTATCCTTCTTTAATTTTAAGTCATTAATATTTTTCTCATAAATTATTTCTATTACATATTCTTTATTTTTAGGTATTATTCTTACTTGATTAATATTTTTTTGTTTTGTTAGTATTCTAATATTAGTTCCAGATAAATGAACAATATCATTTTTTAATTCTTTTTCATATATTGCTTGAATAGTATAAATTAATAAATTTCTGCCTTTAATTTTATCTCTGTATTTAGGTAATTTAGGTCTTCCATTATATTTATGAGGATTTATTTTATAATCCTTAATACTTTTAAAAAATGATTTCCAATTTTTATCTAATAACATTAATATTTGTTGACTTACTTTAGCTGGTAAATTTTTATAATCAACATCTTTATTATTTTGTAATTGTTTTTGTATGTTATAATAATTAAGATAATTAGCATGATCAACTAATCCATCCTGTTTATCTTTACTTGTTTTAATAAATTCTTGTCTTATAATATAGTTTGCCTTATTATAAAGATTTTTCGATAAAAAACACAATTCATCTAATTCCTTATAATAAGGATGATTACTACTAATTTTATGCTTTTCTATTAATATCATTTATTATCCTCAATTGTTTTTATTCTATTTCAAATAATTTAATATATAATTTGCAAAGATAATGATAAATTTATTAAATACAAACAAATTAATTTTCTTTCGAAATATTTTTAGTATTTATATAAAAATAATTGAATAATAATAAAAATTAATACTAATAAAATAAATTAAAATGGCAAATTTCGTTTTTACATCTCCTGGCGTAAAGTACAAGGAGACTGATTTATCGACCGTAGCTAAAACAGTGGGAATTACTACATTAGGTTTAGTTGGTGAAACTCTTAAAGGCCCTGCTTTTGAACCAATAGCTATTGATTCACAAGCAACATTTCTTAATAGGTTTGGTGGTCAAAGTATAGATAAATTTAAAGGTAATGGTCAATTACAATATCAATTACCATATGCAGCTAATACTTATTTAACAGAATCTAATCAACTTAATGTAACAAGAGTTTTAGGTTTAAGTGGTTATAATGCTGGTAAAGGATGGGCAATAGTATTAAATGCTGGTATTGATCTTACTACAACTGGAACAACAGGTTCTCCATCGAGTGATACTGCTTCATTTAATAACAATATTTATTTAGGAACTGCAATTTATCATATTGGCGATACTGGTACTTTTTTTAGTGGTTTTACTAAAACATCAGCAACCCATTTTACTGGTTTAAAAGTAGCATTTACTGCAAGTACATTATCTAATGGTTCTGGTACTGTTGCAACAAAAACATATACATTAACTGGTAGTTCTTTCAGCGCGTATGAAAATATGGTACTTGCTGTAGTTAGATCAAGAGCAACAGTTCAAGATAATATTAATGCCGCTCCTACAACAATATTTGATACAACAAATTTAACAATATCTGCAAATACAACAAATATTGGTGCTGGTGATATGTTTGGTAATTTTACTTTAACAGCAGCTAAACCTTCTGGAACAACTGAAACATATCAAGTATCATTAAATCCAAATAACGGTAATTTTATAACAAGTGTTATTGGTCAAAAACCTAAAGATAAAAGCACCAAAATTTGGGTTGAAGCAACATTTCCTGATTTATTAAAGAAATTAGATGCTGATGGTATAGGTTATGGTATTAAAACTACTTTAGTTGATTTAAATAGTGCTGCATATACTGATTATAAAGTACAATTTCAAACACCTGAAACTCCTTGGGTTGTTTCACAGCTTCGTGGTAATACATTAAGTAAATTATTTAAATTTATTAGTATATCTGATGGTAATTCAGCTAATCAAGAAATAAAGGTAGAAATATTAAACATCAACCCTTTAACACAAAGTTTTGATATCTATGTTCGTGATTTTAATGATACTGATGATAATCTTAATATTTTAGAATCATTTACTAATTGTTCAATGATTAATGGAACAAATAATTTCGTTGCTCAAAGAATAGGAACTGTTGATCAAGTATATAGTAAACAAAGTCAATACATAATGCTTGAAATGCATGATGGAATACCTGATGATGCATATCCTGCTGGATTTGAAGGTTACAATTTTAAAGATTTTAGTATCAGTGGAACAAGTACCACATCTGGTATTAATGCTGTTAAACCTAAAATATTTTATAAACAATCATACTTATCAACCGAAAGGCCTAATAAAGTTTGTTTAGGTATAAGCAATTTAGGTTATAGTAGTACATCCTTAAAAGGAACTGGTATAAATCAAAATTATTATAATTTTAATGGTCAATCTGGTTTTAGTAAAACTAAAGGTTTTCACCTTGATAGTAATGCTACTGGAAATTATTTTGAAGGCACTGAATTAATTGGGCAATTTGAAGTAGGTGCTGGTGGATTTACAATTAATGACGTTTTAAATCCTGTATCTCCTTATTTTAATATTATTACTAGAAAATTTGTTTTAGTTCCTGCTGGTGGTTTTGACGGCTGGAATGTTAATAGAGATATTAGAAGTTATGGCGACTTGTATAATCAAGGTAATGTATTTGATGGCGTAAATGTTGGCGAAACTGCAACAAATGATTTCCAAGCATGGACAACAGCTATTAATACTTTTAGTAATCCTGAACAAGTAACTATTAATCTTTTAGCTACTCCTGGTATTAATTGGAGTGATCAAAATATTTTAGTTAAGAATACTATTGATATGATCGAAAATCAAAGAACTGATACTCTCTATGTTATTGATTCTCCTGATGTAACTATTCAAACAAGTATTGGTGATGATAAACCAGATGTATTAGCTTCTCAAGATATTGCTGATCTTTTAGATACTGCTGATATTGACTCAAGTTATTCAGCAACATATTTCCCTTGGATACAAGTACGTGACACACAAAACAATGTTAATGTATTTATTCCACCAACAGGTGAAGTTGTTAAAGCTGCTGCTTTCACCGATAATACAAGTTTTCCTTGGTTTGCAGTTGCTGGTTTAACTAGAGGTGTAACAGGTGCATTGAAATCTAAATATAAATTATCATTGGATGCCAGAGATGTTCTATATACTGCTAGAATTAATCCTATTGCAGATTTTCCAGATGTTGGAACAGCTATATTTGGTCAAAAAACTTTACAAGTTAAAGATTCTGCTTTAAATAGAATAAATGTTAGACGTTTAATATTACAAATGAAAGTATTAATTTCTAACGTAGCAGTAAGGTTGTTATTTGAACAAGATGATCAAACTACTGTAGATCAATTCTTATCTAAAGTTAATCCTATATTGGATAATATTAGAAGAGAAAGAGGTTTGACTAATTTTCAAATACAAATGGCGGTAAATCCTGAGGATCAGGATCGTAACCAATTATTTGGCACTATTTCCATACAACCGACTAGAAGTCTGGAGTTTATAGGAATTGAATTTGTAATTACTCCTACTGGTGCAAGTTTTAGTGCTTAAAAATAAAATAATAAATAATGAAGCCCAATTAGATAAATTTCTAGTTGGGTTTTTTATTTATTAAAATAAAAAATTATATATTATACAAAAAAACCATAAATGATAAAGCATTTATGGTTTTTACTAAACAATATTATGTAACTAATTGATTATACGTTTAATATACACGTAGCTGGCTGAATTACCAACTTCAAAAGTTGGATCGCATCGCTGGAATAATCATTTGATCCTGCATCAAAGCTAACTATCTGACAATCAGTAAGTGACCACTTCTCGATTTCTAAACCTGTTGGATCTGTTGACTTTAAGAGTAAAGTTTTTTGATATCCAGCCGCATAACCTTCTCTGCCAGTGAGACTTTCAGCATGTAATCTAACCCATTCCATTAACTGTTGCGATGTTGATGGTCCAATTGGATCTATAAATGTTAATTCCATTTCATCCCAATTAAATTTACCAGCAACATATCTTTCAGTATTAAAATAAGGTATAACTACTTTATTTATTTTCATTGAAGGTCTTTTAAATGCTTGAATTTTCCATACTTCTATTCCTAATTCAGCAGGAAATTCACAAAAAAACCTATTTTCTCTTTTTGGCTCGTATTGAAAAGGTACTCCTCTTATTTGTTCCATTTTACTATTTATATTAAAATATTTTTATTATCTTTGTAAAATATAATTTTTATTATAAATAGTATTAAATATGAAAAATTTATCAAAAGAAGAATTAATTAATTATTTTTTAACTAATAATGTTAATGGTCGTAAAACAAATGAAAAACATTTAAATAAAGTTTTTCCAAATTTAATTAATGAAATAAATGATTTTATCGAAAAAAGTGAATATGATATAAGCATTCATTTTACACAAAAATTATATAATTATTTATATAATATTAATAAAATACAGAAATGTAATAATTGTGGATGTCAAATAAAATGGAATAATAGATTTACTGAAGGATATAGAAAAACATGTTCATATAAATGTTCTTTTAATAGTAGTGAAGTTAAAGAAAAATCAAAACAAACAAACTTAGAAAAATATGGATCTGAATGTTATTCAGGAACTGATGAATATAAAGAAAAAATAAGACAAATAAATTTAAATAAATATGGCGTTGAACATATATTTCAAGCTGAAGAAGTTAAAGAAAAGATGAAACAAACTAATTTAGAAAAATATGGTAATGAAAGTTATTCAAAGACAGAAGAATTTAAAGAAAAAAGATTAGAAACAAATATGGAAAGATATGGAGTTAGTACTGCATCTAAATTAGATATTACAAAAGAAAAAATGAAACAAACAAATTTAGAAAGATATGGAGTATCATGTACTATGTTAGTAGATGAATTTAAAAACAAATGTGCAAATTCAAGAAGAAATAACACAATACAAAAATATATTACTCATTTTAATAATCCAAATATTATAATATCTACACATAAAAAAAATGAATTTTTAATAGAAAATTATTGTAAAATACATAATAAATTTATTATAAATAGAAATATTTTAAATCAAAGAGTTTTTGGATATAAATTAGAAAATATATGTACAATATGTAATCCTGTTGGGTCATTTAATTCTTCAGGAAGAGAAAAAGATTTAAAAAATTTTATTGAAAATAATATTAATTCAATATTAAATAAATTAATTATTTTAAAGAAGGAATTTGATATTTATATACCTAACTATAATTTAGCTATTGAATTTAATGGTTTATATTGGCATTCAGATAGATTTCTATCTAAGAGTTATCATTTAGAAAAAACAATACTTTGTGAAGAAAACAACATTCAATTATTACATATATTTGAAGATGAATGGATATTTAAGCAAGAAATTATTAAATCATTAATTTTAGAAAAATTGGATATTTATAGTGATATTATAAATTTAGATGATGATAATTATAATATTTTAGAAGTTGATAATGATATTTCCTCTAAATTTTTAGATAATAATCATATTCAAGGAAATACTAATTTAAATATTAAGTTAGGCTTATTTTATAATAATGAATTAGTATCAGTTATGTGTTTAAATAAATTAAATGATAATGAATATGAAATATTAAGATATTGTAATAAACTTAATATTAATGTAATAAATGGATTTAAACATCTAATTGATTATTTTAATAATAATTATAATCCGAATAACATTATATTTTATGCTGATAGAAGATATTATAATAATTCTAATTATGAAAAATTAGGATTTAAATTAATTACATATACTGAACCTAAATATTATTATGTAAACAATTCGCAAACAAAAAAATATAATAATATCGAAATTCATAAAGACCAACTAATAAATAAAGATATTTTTGAAAATCAAATTGAACCTTTAACTACTTATGAAAAGAAATTTTTAAAAATCTATGATTGTGGGGATATAAAATTTGAAATGAGATTTTAATTTATTACAATATTATTTTGTAAAATAGCATTAAAGTCAATTTTTTCAAGATCAGATATTGAATTTGATTTATCTGCTGAAATTGTTGCATGTGGATGAATATGCTGCATTACTGCTCTTCTTATTATTTCTAATGCTGCAACTAAAGTATCACCTCTAGGTATAGGATGACCACCACCATCACCAAATAATTTCTCTCTGTCTGTATTATTTAAAGTATTTGATTTAAATTTAGGTACTCCAGAATGAGAAATTAAGGCTATTTTATCGGCCATTAAAACATTATAGCTTGTGAAATCACTATTATTACTATTTTGTTGAAATGTTAATCTTATTGAGCTTGGGTTCTTTTTATTTAATGCTAATATATTACCATCTTCATGTTGGCCAGCTCTAAGTTCAAGATCGTTTGTTCTTAAAATAATATCACTATTATTTCTGCCTAATATTGCTATATCTTCAATATTTGGAAATACACCTACAGCATCTGGATATGTTGATGGTGCCTTTTCTGGAGCAGTTGCACCAATATTTGTTGTAGATAATGCAGTATATATACTATCAAAATTTATTTTATGTGGTTGTGAAATAATACTTCCTATCCAAAATCTACCTCTTTGCGTATATTTATTATCTTCAATATATATTCTAACCATTTCACCCACTTTTGGATATATATGAAAAAATTTAGGAAGCATTGGGTATGCATCAGGTAAATCGCTATTATTTGTTTTATTATCTATATTAGGTATTCTAACTTTAATACGACCACCATCAGTAGAATCGTCAATTAATACAACTTCACCATAAAAAACATTTCGGCTATTACTAATATTTATGCCTTCTCTTTTAAATGGATCTGACTCATATGTTTTTTTGGTTTCGTACGACATTATTTATTTCTGTTATTTAATTCTTCAATAAGTAAGACATAATTATTTTCTAATTTATTTAATTCTGGTATTAGATTAATGTTAATAATATTACCATATTTTTCAATAATATCTTCATGTTCTTTAATAATATCTAAATGAGATAATATTTCTTTTTTAAGATTTTCATGATTATCTTTAGTTTTATTGATTAAAATTAATAATTCAGTTGGCGTTAAATTTTCATACATATATTATGTTTTTAATTACTGTATAACTCCATATCCATTCATTATATTTATAACAGAACCAACGACAGCAACAGGCCCGCCACTATTTGCACCAGCACCATTGATTATACCGCCTGGAGCAATAGCAACTGTTATTTTTGCTTCCTGTTGTATCGCTTTAATTATTTCTTCTATCATTATTCTAATCATTATATCATTAGGATCAATAACACCACTAGGCAATGTTCCAGTAGCAGGTAAACCAGCTTCAGGTTTTCTCGATATAACTCTTGCAGCAATTTTATTAGCCGATAAACCATTTCTATTAGGTACACCAAATAGCACCAATGGAGCAGGAACTTTAGGTGATTTATTAAATGATTGTAATTTTAAAATTTTATTAAAACCACTTAATATTGAATTTATATTTAAAAAATCTACAGCCATTACATTATTATTTAAATTTTTAATAAACTTTGAATTATACCTGTATAATTATTTATTCTTTCCATTGCTATTTTTTTAGCTGCTGGAATTATTAATGCTAACATTGCTTTTTTAATAGTATCAAATAAAAATTTATTTATTGCTGATTTAACAGTATTACTAATACAATTAATTAATATAGAATTATTTTTAATATCATTTTCAGGATTACCATTAATATTTGATTGACCATTATTGTTTAATTTAGATATTAATATTTGTAATAATTTTATTTGAGGTGTTGATGTAACTGATTGTGTAACTGTTAATATAATAAGTTTTATTATTCTAGTAAAAAATCCATCTTTTATTGTTTGTTGATTATTAGTTGTGGTATCTGAATTACTGTTATTATTTATTGTAGATGAAATAGTGTTATCAAAAGTATTTGATATTAATGTTGGGTCAGTAGATCCACTGATTACACTTACTGCTGATGTTAATCCACTAAATGGCAAATTTAGTGATAATATACCACACCCAACATCATTATAAGATACTCCATTATTAAGTTCATCTGCTTTATTTTCAATATCATTTAATTCACTATTGTTAATAGTTAAATCAGTATTATTATCAATTACTTTTTGAAGTAACGTATCTGTTTTTATTTCATTTATTAGTTGTGATTTAGTTTTATTTTGTTGAAATGTTACTGTTCCAAATAAATTATTTAATATTTTAGCTACAAGTTCTTTAATGCTAAATAATATTAAACCATCAATAAATAGTATTAAAAAATTACTAATATTATTTGATGATGCAGATGGCGTTGGTTTAACATTTATGATATCTAAATTATCATTATAATTAATAATCATCGTATTATTATATATAATGTCAGTATTTGGATTAGCTATCGCTTGATGTACATTATAATCAAAATCATTATTTTGTTTATTATATAATAAGTCACCTGCATTTGAATTAGGGTTTGTTTTATATTTACCATAAGTGTCAATGTCACTTAATTGAATAACATATCCACCATTTTTAAAATCATTAGGTAATTTATTGTTTGAGGATGGAGTAACTGCTTGTTTTTTTAGTTGAGTTTTTAAATCAGGTTCTATTTTTTGTAGAACATTAGTGAACATCTGACCAGTAGATTTTTTTACTGCTTCACTTCCATTAATTAATTTTAAAAGATCAACTAAATATCCTGATATATCATTACTATTATTAACAGATGTAAATGCATTAGTACTATCGGGCAATTTTTGTTGTTCTCTTAATGAGTTGTATGCGCCAATTTCAGTAAATACATTTTTTTTATCATCTACTAATCCCATGTAATATAGTTACTTATCTTAATTTTTATTCGATTTATTATTATTTATACCTTTTTCAATCATTTCAATCAATTCTTGTCTTCTTTGTGGTGTAACGGTTCCTTGATCATCATCATCTTTTTCTTTAGAATTTGTTTTAGTAGCATAAACAACTTCTTTTAAGAATTTTAAAAGCATAATTTTTTGATCTTGATTTTTTCCTTGTGCTGAAATGAGTTTAATAATAGTATCACCTATTGCAGCAATTTCACTATTTTCTTTAACATCTTTTTCCCATTTAGTAAAAAGCCTTGTAATATTAGCTTTTATAATATGAGATTCATTATATATCTCTTGAAGAAGTTTATTTGCACTATCTTCATCATTAAATTTTATTTTAAATCTAGTAGGTCTTGGCATATTTATATTTTATTATAAATACGATATATAATAAAATCTATTTATTATTCATCATTATCTGCTAGATAATCTGATTTTTCTAAAAAATATAAATCTTTAAATGGTTTTAATGATTGTCGAATATCTTTAGTTGAAAGGTTAGTTAATTCTTTAAGATAAAGTATAATTTTATTTTTTGCAAATTTATTTGTAACTTTTTTATTATATTTACCACTAGGGGTTTCTTCTAAAAATAATATATGCCAATTATTTAATATGTTAATAACAGCTTCACCTACAATAATTTCATTTTCTTTTAAAAGTTTATTATTTTCAATGGTATCTTGAATTTTATCTATTAAACTTTGTAAAAAACATTCCATTTCATTATTTTCAATATTATCAATTTCTACTAAATATTCATCTTTTGCTTCAACATCATCAATATAGTCATCAAAAAATAAATTTGTTTTTTTATCTAAATATGTTTTTTTTGAATGATCTTTACAATAATTTCTTACAATTGTTTGACAATAACTATAGGCTTTTGTTTTATTTCCCTTTTTACCTATTCGATTAGGATCGAATTTTATCATGTGTTCCAAAAGATGTGATAAAGCATTATTTTCTACATCAGTAATATCATAACCACCTAAATGAATGGGATATCTACGTATAATAGATTCAATCATTTTTTTAAAAGGTATTCTTAATATTTCATTATATATTTTATTTTTTTCTTCAAATGTTTCTGACACATTATAATCAAAAACTGCTTTCTCTTCTTTATCACCAAAGTACATATTATTTACTAAGGCTGTTACTTCTTTCTTTTTACGTCCCACTATACATTCTATATTACATATATGTTATTTTTTAAAGGGTTAAACAAATAAAAACTATATTAATTATATATTTTTAATAAACTAATGTTTATCACAACCTTCACCTAACTGACTTTTTTCATCTTCTGGAATATATGGTATTTTACTTATAGTAATATTTCTTCCATTTGGCTTACCTCTTCCATACCATTCTTCTCTGGCTTGTAATGTATCATCAAAAGTTTTTAAACAATTAGTTAGATAATCTGCTAAAATAAAATCAGGAGTATCACTACCATTTTCTAAAGAAAATTTATTAATTAATATTTCCAATTCTTTTCTAAAATTTTTCATAGTAATTTATTTATTTAAACCAGTTATATCGATTATTCTATCATTAATAAAATTACTTTCTTTCTTAGCTGTTTCAAACCAAAATTTTCTTTCCGTAATATTTATTGTTTTTAAATAAAAATCTGTAAGACTATTTTCTCTTAATGACAAATGTTTATATAGAAATTTAGATACTGTAAAAAGTTTACCAGCATTATTTAATAATCGATAAATAAATTCAAGCATGAAAGTCATTTTAATATTAGATTTAAATCCACCTATATCAATAAATGATTTTGTTTTAATTAATGCTCCAGATAATTTAAAGTCAGTATATTGATTTAAAATATTATTATTTAAAAATCCTGCTTCACCATTTTCACCAATTAATTGCTGTGCCCAAGATCCTTCATTAGTAAATTTAATATAATTACCATTATTATCAACTTCAACAATTATTGGTAATAAAACGTCAACATTTTTATAATATTCTATATATTTAGACATTGATTTTACATATGTTGGGGCATATTCATCATCAAATTCTAATATCGAAAAATACTCAGTTTCAACATTTTTTACTGCTAAATTAATCTGTGTTTGAAAATCAGATTCATTTTTGTTTTCAATTAATTTAATTGTACTATCAAAACTATTTTTTTGAAAAAGTTTAGAAATATCATTACCAGTATTAGTAGAATATACTAAAATAACAGGTATATCTGATTTTTGATTATCAACGCTTTTAATAGCATTAACTAAAAGCGATTCAATTGTTTCGTTTAATTCGTGAACTGGTATAATTACTGTTACTTTATTATTCATTATAGTTTAAAATTTTAAGTTCAATATTATTATTTATTTTTATTACATCAACGGTTTCATTAGTAAACACAAATTTATAATTATTATATGTCATTGTTTCTTTATTATAAAATGATAATGATTCAATTAATGTTTTATATTTTATCGGAACTATACAAATAACTATTTCAACATTATTTTTAATGTTTTTTGTTATAACATTTAATGTTGTTATTAGTGTTTGATTCCAATCTATTTGAAATATAAAATCATTATCTTTATTATATTTTGAAGGGATCTTGTAATCCCAAGTAAAATTATTTTTCATATTATTTAATTTTCTTCTTCTATTATTTTTTTAAATATTATTGCTTTTTCATTTAAAAATTCTAAATAAGCATTTTGCACTTGTTTCTCAGATCCTTCAACCGAATATTTATCAGAAATATTTTTCATTTGTTTATATATTTCATCGCCAATTGAATCATCTAAAAATTTAGTAACAACATCGCCAATTAATATTGGTAATGAATAAAGATCAGTTGTCCAAGCACCAGTATTTTGTTGATAAGCTGTTTTATCATCAGTCAATAAATATTCTGGTGTAACATCTGGTTTAATAGCAATTGGAATTACTCCACTTTTCATACATTCAAGAGGAAATGTTCCAAACGATGCAATTCTATCAATCCATACAGCAGCAAAATTAGTTCTAAGTCTTTCAGCAAAATCAATTCTTCTCATTGATTGAGGTGGATTTGCTTTCGTTAACATATTATCAAATGTAATAAACGTATATTGAGGATATTTAGCATAAAATAATTTAACTATTTTTCCTACTTCATTTTGATTCCTTCCAACAATTGAAATAATTGGGTTTTGTGGTTTATTTGAATTACTAAAATAATCTGGAATACCAATATTATATGTTTTAATATTAAATTTATTATTATAATAATTAGTAACAAATTCTTTAAGAGTATTTGATGTAGTTATTATATTTTGAACACCAAACATACTCCAATCCATTCCTGGTAATAAACCGCTCGTCATATAATCTACAGATTGTAAAAATCCAATTCTAATACATGGCAATTCTTTCGTTTGTTCCATAATATTAGAAAATACTTCTGGAATTACCATTACATCTTCAGGCCCAACAGAAATATTAGTATTTTCCATTGAAATATGTTCAAGATCCATTAAATTATCATCAACCCAAAATGGTTTTACAAAATCTTTCTTTTCAGTTAATATTTTAACATCAAATCCAAGTTTTTTCATCGATGTAGCATGAAAATAAATTTCATAACTAGATGCATTAGGAATATTTGAATCTGGTATACAAAAAAGAAATTTAGATGTTTTACTTTCAATCTTTTGTAATGATGATTTTATTTTTTCAATTTTAATATCATCAAATTCTTTTATTTCGTTGTTAATTAATTCTTCTGACATAATTTATTATTTATATAGTTTTATATTTATTTAATTTTTATATTCTATGAATTATATAATTCATCTTTTTTAAAAAGATATTCACATAATTCGGGTATAGATACTTTAAAAGATTCAATTTTTTTATTAGGTGTAAAATTTACTTGTGTATATAAAAATTTTATCTGAGCTAATTTAAATAATTCATAGTCATTTTCTGGAAAAAATAAAATTAAACTATCTTCTATTTGTATTTTCATATATTTATTTTTTATATTTAATTAATTTTTCAAATTCCTTATTATCATTTAAATATTATTTAATAATTTATTTCTTTTAATATAAGCAAAGCATTTATCTGATTCATAAAACCAATTATCAGATTCATAATCTGGATGTTTTACATCATTTTTATATTCTTCTTCAAAATCTCTTTTACAGCTAAATATTTTATTATCAATAGTAATTGTAACTAATATAGTACCAATCCATGAAGTTGGTTCAATTTCAGTTAATTTATCATTACTTTTAATAACAGTAATTTTAACATCATTTCTATTAAAAACTTTGGGAAACATATAATTCATATGTTGTTCTAAAGTTTTTGGAGAGCCATCAATTAAACCATATAATTGATTAATTATAAATTCTTTATATTCTTTTTTCATTATATTTTATTAATTTTTCAAATTCTTTATTATCATTTAAATCTTTTAATTGTAAAATATTAATATAACCCTTTTTAATATTTTGATTATATGGTCTATCTGCTTTAATTACTTTTTTATTCCAAGGAATATTATCTAATAATTCTGGATCAGTTGTTATTAATATATCAATATCTTTCCAAAGTTCTTTATTTGTTTGAGGAAATAATATTTTTCTTGCTCTAAACATTACTTTTGATAAAAAGAATAATGTTGGAGGTATTGTATATCCATTTTCTTTAGAAATAATAATAAATTCAGCAAAATTAGAATATTTTTGATAAAATTTTTGTACATCATTTTCAAGTCCTTTGTACATTGCAGGTGCTAAACCATGAATTTCAAAAAGATAGTCTTCATACATAAATTTATTAAATACTTCAACAGCTGTTAAATTTATTGTTTGTTTTCTAAATGCCATTGAATCAACATCTGCTTTACCTGTTTCAGGATCTACTTGATAATATTTAGGATGAATATCTTCTGGCAATTCTTCATTTAAAAAATTTTCTTCTTTTGAAACACCTTCAAATTTATATGTTTTAAAAAAATCATATGAATAAGGATTTCCTTCTGGAATACCTTCTTCTCCAAATTCTTGAACATAATATTTATCAAATGTCATCCATCGGCATCTCAATATCTCATTAATATCAATGCCAATTTTTAATTTATTTTTATTAAATATTTTATTGATTATTAAGTTCATTATCTAATTTTTTTAATTGTTCTTGATGTTTATTTATTAATTCTTGATCAGTAATATACATTGGGTTAATACATTCGATTCTTGTATTATATTCATATGCTGGTAAATAAATAGTTTTACCATCGAAAAGATCTGAAGGTATATTTTCAACAAAATTTAAAATATACTCTTCAATTTCTGGAATGACTTTATTTGTCTTAATATCTAAAACTCCTATATATATAACATAAATTTTTTCTTCTTTCTTTTTCATTTATTATTTAGTTTTATTATATATTTTTTTATTATTTGTATTTGAAAAAGTATTATTATATTCATTAAATTTATTTTCAATAATATTAATAAGAGGATTACGTACACTAGTATCATTATAATCCATTTCAACAACACCAATATTTTCAGTATTTTTAAACATTTCTAATAATACTGACAATGAACTTTCATTTCTATTTTTTAAATCAACTTGATTAATATCGCCAAGTATAATCATTTTAGAATTTTCACCTATACGACTTAAAAAAGTTTTGGAATTAGATACAGAAATATTTTGACATTCGTCTAAGATTATAATACAATCATCTAAACTAGCTCCTCTAATATAAGCTAGTGGAAGCGGTTTAATATATTTTTTATCTAAAAGAGATTTTAAAGTCGATTCAGATATTACCTTCTCAATATTAATGTAATATGAGAACATGTATGGAAAAATTTTAGAATTTTCATCTCCAGGTAAAAAACCTAGCTCTTCTCCAGGTAATGATGTTACAGATTTTACTAAATATATTCTTTTATATGGACTTTCTTTCTTTTTTAAGAGGTTTAATGCATAACTAACTGATATAAAGGTCTTTCCGCTTCCTGGGAGACCTGCACAAATAGTAATTTCATTATTTTTAATAGACTGAATTAATTCTTTTTGTGATTCATTTTTTGCAATTAACTTTATTTCTTTATTAAGAATTTTATTAATTTCATCTTTACATGTAATATCAATATTTTTATCAACACTATTTCTCAATTCTTCGAAATCTCTTTCCTCAATCTGACTTTTAATAATTTTATTTCCGTTACTTCTTTTATTAGCCATTCAGCATAATACTAAAACTTTATATGTTATTTTTTAAAAACTTTCTTTACATTACAAATATAATTAAAATAAATAAATAATGCAAGTAATTTTATTAAGTATTTTATAAATAATTTTATTAATACTATTTATATAAAAAATAATAAAAATTTATAATAAATAGTATGATTGAAAAATTACCAATATTTGAGCTAATAAAAATTTAGAATATGAAATTAGTTTATAGTTTTAATATTAATAATGATAATAATATTCTTGATCTATGTAAGATTTCTAAGAATCTTTATAATCAAGCATTATATGAAATTAATACTAATCTAAAAGATAATAAATTTTTATTCTATAATGATTTAAATAAAATTATGATTTCTAAATTTAATTTAGAAAATCAAATTAATTATAAATTATTAAAAGCACAAATATCACAACAAATCTTAATGTTATTGGATAAAAATATTAAATCATATTATAAAAGCATTAAAGATTATAAAATAAACCCTCATAAATATAAAGGAAAACCTAAATTACCAAAATATAAAAAGAAATATAATTTATTAATTTATACTAATCAATGTTCACAAATCAAAAATAGTTATATTATTTTATCAAAAGATTTAAAAATTTGCATACCACAGTGGAATAAATATAAAAACAGTATTAAATCTTATAACCAAATAAGAATAATACCTAAACTAAATTATATTAAAATAGAAATTGTTTATAATAAAGATATTGAAAATAATAATTTAGATTATAATAATTATAGCTCTATCGATCTTGGCATAAATAACTTAGTTACATTGATCAGTAATAATAATTTAAAACCTTTACTTATTAGTGGTAAACAAATTAAATCTATTAATCAATATTTTAATAAGCAATTAAGCAAATTACAAAGTATAAAAGATAAACAAAAAATAAAAGGATTAACAAATAAAATAAAAATATTATATGAGAAAAGAGAAAACATAATAAAGGATTTATTTCATAAAATAAGCAGATTTATAATAAATTATTTAGTTAAGAATAAGATAGGTACATTAATCATCGGATATAATAAAGGATGGAAAGACTCCATTGCTTTGGGTAGAAAGACAAATCAAAAATTTGTTCAAATTCCATATCTAAGATTAATAGATTATCTTAAATATAAATCTGAATTAATAGGTATTAAATTAATATTAAATGAAGAAAGTTATACCTCTAAATGTGATGGTTTAAGTTTAGAAAAGATATCTAAACATGATAATTATTCTGGTAAAAGAATAAAGAGAGGCTTATTTCAATCGAATAAAGGAGTATTAATAAATGCTGATATAAATGGAGCGTTGAATATTTTACGAAAAGTAGTTGGTGATTCTCAAACAAGTATATTTGAGATAATTAATAGTGGGTTATTGTTTAACCCAATAAAAATAAGAGATTTATTCAACATGAATAATCTAAACTTTTTATTAAAAAATTAAAATAAATTTTAATTAATTTAAAAATTTTATAACATGAAAAAAAATCAAGAAGAATTACAGGAAGCATTAAATAATTATAAAGAATCAGCTAATTTAAATATTCAAAATCCTGAAAATAAAGCACAATTAGCAGCTACAAATATTCCGATTGCCAATACTTTTAATAGTAATGATTATCAAAAACAATTAGAAAAGGAAACTGATACTGATCTTATAACAGGATATGAAATAATTAAATTACCTTCTGAAGGATTATATTATTCTCATCGTATTTCTGAAGTAACAATTGAATATATGACATCTAAAGATGAGGATGTATTAACAACTCCTTCATTAATTGAAAATGGAACAGTATTAGATGTATTATTAAAAAGAAAAATTAAAACTAAGGGTATTAGTGTTGATGAATTATTACCTGGAGACAAGGATGCTTTATTATTATTTCTAAGATCAAGTTCATATGGTTCAGAATATAAAGTTCAAGTCTATGATCCAAGAAATGGTAATCCATTTAATAGTGAAGTTGATTTAACTAAATTAAAATATAAAGAAATTGATGAAAAACCTGATGATAATGGTTTATTTTTTGTTGAATTACCCATGCGTAAAAAGTTTGTTAAATTTAGATTATTAAAATCAAATGAAACAAATCAATTATTTAAGAATGCTGAAGCAATTAAAGAAGCATATAATCAAGAGCATAATGAATATAATACAATGAAATTAAAAGCTTCAATAGTTGAAATTAATGGCAGAAATGATAGAACATATATTGATAAATTTGTTGATGCAATGCCAGCTAAAGATGCATATACTGTTAGAAAAAAAATACTAGATGTTTCACCTGGAATAGATATGAGATATGAATTTACAACCAAGGATGGATATAAATTTTTATCAACATTAAGTATGGGTGTGGATTTTTTTTTCCCAAATCTTTAACGGGTAATTATAAGAAAATGATTGAAGAAGAATTATATATACTTGTTAAACATGCAAATTTTGGATATGATGAAGCAAAAAATTTACCAGTTTATAGTAGAAGACTTCATCTAGGATTTTTACAAAAAGAGCTTAAAGAAACCAAAGAAATACAAGATGCTGAAGCAGCAAAAATAAGAAGAAAATAATTTGTAATATATAATAAAAAATAATATAATCCGGTCATTTTGGTCGGATTTTTTATTTAACTATTTATAAGAAATATCATATTATAATATGGCACAAAAAGCTAAGATTGGAGATTTACGTAAAGAATTTAATGAAACAAATGCTCTCCAAGATAAATTATTAGAACTTCAAAAAGCTGAAATTAATAACATTTCTGACATATATAATATGAAAAAGAAATTATTAACAGCACAAACTGAATATAATGCTGAACAACAAAAATTAAATAATATTGTAGATGCTTATCAAAAAAAGATTAATGATGGCTATACAACAACAAAACAAACAAAAGATGCTCTCGACAAGGAATTAAAAGCACAACAAAATCTTGTAAATGCTGCTGATAAAAAATTAAAGACCCAACAAAAAATAAATAATGCTTTATCAGTAATGAAATTAAATTATGATGCTATTGGTAAAGGTGTTACATCAATATATAAATATTTACAAGATTCAGATAAGATAATAAGACAAACAACATTACAATTAGGTTTAAGTGGTCAAAAAGCAGATATGATGAGATCTTCATTTGAAGATTCTGCTGGGTTTGCTGCAAGATTAGGCGCAAATATTGGTGATATTCAAACAGTTATTACAACATTTGCTGATGAAACTGGTCGTGCTAAAATATTAACTTCTGAAATGCTTAAAGATTTTATAATGATTGGTAAAGGTACTGGTCTTGGCGTTGAAGAAGCAGCTAAATTAGGCGGTCAACTTGAATTAATGGGTTTAAATGCCAGAGCAAGCATGGAATATGTTCAAGGTATTGTTATTAATTCAGAAAAAATGGGAGTTAATACATCTCAAGTATTAAAAAATATATCATCTAATTTTAAAACATTACAAAAATTTACATTTCAAGCAGGTGCAGCAGGTATTGCTAAAATGGCTGAATATTCTGCTAAATTTAAAGTTGATATGAGTCAAGCATTAGATTCGGCTCAAACAGCTAGAAGCCTTGAAGGTGCAATAAATTTAATGGCAAACTTACAAGTTATGGGTGGAGAATTTGCTAAAGCAGATCCATTTGAAATGTTATATTTATCTCGTAATGCTCCTGAAGAATATGCTAAGAAAATAAATGAAATGACAAAGGGTATTGCTAATTTTAGAAAAACAGCAAGCGGTGTATTTGAAACATTTATTTCTCCTATGGATATGGATCGTTTAGAAACTGTTAGTAAAACATTAGGAATAGATAAAACACAACTTGTTGAGCAATCTAAAAGAATGGCCGAAATTCAAAGAATGCGTCAACAAATGATTGCTTCACCATTATCTAAATCACAAAAAGAAATAGTTGAAGGATTAGCACAATTTGATAGTAGAACTGGTCAATTTTTTGTTAAAATTGGTGATAGTGTTAAAGACATATCAAAAATTGGTGCTAATGAAATAAAAGTTATACAACAACAATCTAAAACATTAGAACAAAGAGCAATGGCAGCTCAAACATTTGATGAAGCATTTAAAGCAACAATTAATGAATTAAAAGCAGGACTACTACCCTTTTTAAAAGGTATAAATAGTGTATTAGATACTATAAGGCCAATCATGACTCAATTAGGTGAAGCATTTAATAAATTAACAAATGCTACAGGGCCTTGGACTAAAATTGCAATAGGAATTGGAATACTAGGCACAAGTAAAGTTTTAATGCCATTAGCATCTATATTAAAAACTAATATTGCTAATAGAATAACACCTAACTTTATTAAAAATGCTAGAACAGCAACAGCAGGTAAAGGAGTAAGAGGTATTGCAAGTAAAGGTGGTGGATTAGGAGGATTAGCTACAGGTGCAGGTATTGGATTAGCAGGTTTAGGCGTTGGTGAAGGTTTAAATTTAGCAGCACAAGGTATTAGTAGTATTGGTGATGCTTTAGCTAAATTATCGCCAGAACAAGCAAAAACATTTTCGAGTATTATATCATCATTAAGTATTGTTGTCGGTATAGGTGCAGCAGCAGCAGCAGCAATAATGATATTTGGAACAGCATCAACAGCAGCATCTGTTGGATTATTAGCATTTGGTGCATCTGTTGCATTAGTAGGTGTTGGAATAGGTGCAGCCGCAGCAGGTATTGGAATAATGGGTGAAGGTTTATCTAAATTAGTAAATGCTGGTAAAGATTCTGGAACATCATTATTAAAAGTGGCAGCAGGTATTGGAGCAATACAATTAGCAATGGCAGCAGGTGGAATAGCTACAATATTAACTGGAGGTTCTGGTATAATGGCGTTTACTTCTACTATGAATAACTTAAGTAAAAATGCTCCAGCATTAGCTAATGTTGGTGATGCGTTTAAAAGTATTGGAACTGTATTAACTGGAAGTAAAGATCAATTTTCTAATATAACTGCAATGATTAATGCAATTAATACAATGGATAGTAAAAAAATGTCACCATTATCTGACTTAGCAAATATGCTTAAACAACCTCTTAAAGTTGAATTTGCTAATAAAGAAGTAGCAATTGTTTCAAATGTAACTTTAAATATTGATGGAAATAAAGTAGCATCAAGTATCAATATTGGAGGCACTGGAATGATTCAATTGGATGGTCAAAGAACAGGCAAAATACCACCTAAAACAATTAATAAATATGGATAATTAAAAATAATTTAATTTTTTTGACTAAAATATATAAAAATCGTAGGATTTCTCAAAAATAAAAACTAACTTTGCTAAATGAAAGTTTTAAGCAATTTTAATTATTTATTACTTCTTATAAAGATAATAAAGTTAATAATAAATATTTTTAATTAAAATTTAATTATTATTTTACTTACCGCAAATTTAATTTTCAAACAATATAAGGCATAATATATTCTTTTTGTTTTTTAAATCCTTCCTTTCATTTATTAATTTAATTAACTAGTATGATATACTTTTAAATTGAAAGTAATAATATAGTTTTATTTATTAATATTAAAATTAATATAAAAGTTGTATAATTTGTTTAATTAATTTACTTAAATTAAATATTAATGTTAAACAAAATAACAAATTATAATTATATCAACTAGTAAGAATAATATTATAAATTATAACTTATTTATTACTTTTACTTATAAATTACAATTGTAATTTAGTATTTACTTAATAATATTAAAATTATTAAGATTTAACTCAATAATTAAAATGATACTTATTTCAACTTAATTAAGTTGAAAAGTAATGGTATATATTATTTATGTTATTTTATATAAAATATAATTATTTAAAGTATTCATATTATATACCCAAAAATTTTTATTTTTTAAAAATAAGAATATATAACCGCCACCGTACCACGACCCTCCTCTCAGTGTTATTAAAATAACAGAAAATAATATTATTTTAAAATAACTATTTATTATAAATATGACAAAATAAATGTCAAGATTAGAGAGTAATTCAATAAATTTAAGAAATTCATTAGAAAGTAGAAATCTTTATACACCTGATAATGAATATCAGTTAGGCACTAATAAAGTAGTTCAAACATTAAACACTTTAGCTGATATACTTATACCATTTAAATCTATTGATGTTAGTAATACATTAATTGGAAGATTAGCATTAAATGATAGTCCATTGGGTAAGATAGGTGTTAAAATGTTAGGAGT